GGGTACCTCGGCGGCATCATCGTATCACTCGTCGATAGCACTCTTGTCAAGACTGGCTTTGCGTATCAGTCCGCCAACGAGCCCGCGTTCGGGTCCATCGGCAACATCGTGCCTTGCGATGCTTCTGCAACTGCCAACTCGTACGGCTACACGGCCAACGGTTCGGTCCCCTTCGCCACCCTGCTCAACGGCCCCGGTGAGTTTTCCGGCGCTATCGGGCCGAGCGGCTCGAAGAAGGCCCCCGTCGTCCGCGCACTCTGGCAGGGCAACGTGGACATTCAGGCCTATGACACCGTCGTGACGACTTGGGTCCTTGGCAACTACCTGTACTGCGGCGGAACGTCCTCCAGCAACATCGGCAAATACACCGTCCTCGCCCGCGCAGGAACGCCCGCTGCGGCAAACGGAACCGTTGCAATCCCGGTCGGCATTTGCACCCACATCCCCACTGCGCTTGAGCCTTGGCTCGGCGTGGCGAGCTTGCTCTAAAAGGCAAAAGGAAAAAAAGGAAAAACGAATATGGCAAATCTATCCCGCACTCAGCAACAGACAGCAATGCTCGGCCAGCTTTTGAAGACCGCTGGCGGCCGACAGAAGCTCGCAGCCTCGTTGGGGCCCTCGCTCCGCCGTCGCCGCGACTACATGTCGATTGCCCGCAAGGCATTGATGGTAGAGACACTCCCGGATGGCGCACTGCCCATCTACGACAAGGAATTCGACACCGCCGCGATGACCGTGGGCTCGACCCCCGGCTCTTCCTTCGTGGAAGCGTTCGTGGTCGGCGAAGAGGGCGGGGACATCGTCCGCGTCACCAAGCCGAAGCGCGTCACCGTGCCGACGTTTGAAATCGTCTCCAACCCGATGATCCCGATCACGCAGATCAAGGAACGCCGTTTTGACCTCGTGGCCCGCGCCCTCAACTTGGCGAAGGCTGAAGTCGGGGCCCAGGAAGACGGGTACGTGTTCGGCCTGTTCGACGCCGTCGCCACCGCCGCCGCCGGAAAGAGCACCAACGACCCGATTTACAACGCGGACATCGCCATCAACGCCCCCATCGACATCAACTCGATGGCCGACGGCTTCGGTCAAGTGCAACGCCATGACTTGTCGGTCGCCTTCGTGTTCTTCAACCCCCGCGACTACACGGACCTCTTGAAGTGGACGCAACAGAACATCGACCGCGAAACACAGCGCAAGCTGTTGAAGACCGGGGTCATGGGCTACCTCTGGGGCGCAACGCTTCTCCAGTCCCGCAAAGTGGGCTACGGCTCGATCTACATCTTGGCTGACGCCGAGTTCCTGGGCGTCATCCCCGAGCGCATCCCCCTCACGGTTATGTCTGCCGACCGCCCTGACCTCCGTCAGATCGGTTTCAGCATCTTCGAGAACTTGGGCTTCCTCGTGTTCAACCCGTCCGGCATCCAACGCCTCACGGTCAACGGACGCTTCTCCACCACGGCCAACGTGGGCGAGAACTAAGCTCTTAACCCAGCCACACCAAATCAAACGGCCGACCCTCAAAAGTCGGCCGTTTTTGTTTTGGGGCCCAGCCTTTCGGACTACCCAAATCATTGATAAGCCAGTATTACCCTTGGAGGCCTCCTGATGCAGCGCAGTTTCGTGGTCAAATCCTCGGTCAATTTCGCCAATTATGCTTTTTTCGTGCGCACCGGGGACCTCTTGGTGCACGACACTGCCAACGGCAACCGCCTGACGGTGTACCGTGGCGGGGAGGTCGTCAAGGCCATCACCCAGACGGCGCTGGGCATGGCGGCCCTGCTCAAGCAGGGCTTCATCTCCGAGTTGGCCGCCCAGCCCCCGGCCCCCGAGATCGCGGCTCCACGGACTCCGGAGCCCATCAAGAAGGCCGTATCAGCAGCAGCGAAGCTCCCCGTCAGCCCCCCGATTTCCAAGAAAGCCAAAGCGACAGAAGAGTTGTAATTTTCGCCGTCCGTGGACTTCTCAAATCTACAGTGAGGGCTTATGGGCGAACGCCTGACCATCACGATTCCGCTGTTCCTGACGGACCACCCGCACACTAAAACCGCGATCAGCCTGCCGGAATTGGTGCGGCAGACCAACGCCTTCTCCAAGAAATACCGGCCGGGCTGCGTGCCCAGCCTGCTGGACTCCAACCCCAAGGCGCTGTTCCTCCAATACAACGTCAAGTGCAACAAAAAAGATTCCGACCCCGCGGGCCACGACGTGCGCATCCAGTTCGACGTGACCAAGGTGGTGGACTCCCAGCAGGCCAAAGACTTGGACGTGCAGATCAGTTGCAGTTGCCCGGCGTTCCTGTACTGGGGGGCGCAGTGGAACCTGCACCAGCGGGACGGCCTCCTGGGCAACCCGCGGCCGAAGCTCGTGGCCCCCACGGAGCGCCTCGACCTCCGCGCCAACTTCGTGATCTGCAAGCACGTGCACTCGGTCTTCGAGCGCATCCTCCCTTCCGTGCAGCACAACATCGTGAAAATCCTGCGCGACCGCGAGTTGCGCAAGAACAAGGACAAGGTCCGCGAGACGCCCAGCCGCCTCAAAAAGCTCCAGGACGAGATGCGCGAGAAGCGCGAGAAGGAAAAAATCCTCAACACCAAGGACAAGAAGACCCGCGACGGGATGCTGGAGGCGCTCAAGAACGAGGAGCAGTCCCGCCTGATGCACGAGCAGGAGTTGAGGAACAAGGGCGAAGCGCCGGGGGAAGTGGGCCGCGAAAACCCGGCGATGGAGCCCGAGGAACTGGAAGTGGCGGAAGCGGTCCCCGAGCAGGGGCTGCCCACCGAGGACGAGGACGAAGAGGATTTGTCCGCCATCCAAAGCCTGCTCAAAGACGAAGAGGGCAAGATCGAGGAACTGCACAAGGAGCACAAGCCCCACGTGCACAAGGGGCTGCCGTACGACATCGCGCCGGAGCCCGAAGAGGGCGACGAAGACAAGGTCATCCGCAAATTCGAGAGCCTCGGCGAGAAGCGGGCCGAGTACACGTTGGACGACTTTAAGAAGGGCATGCGGGTCAGGGCGCTCACGGGGCGGCCGGGCCACCCGGAGGAAATGAAGGAGGGCACGGTGACGCGAACCATCCCCCCTTCGTACGTCGTGGAAGTCGATTGGGACGGCATGGGGCTCGCTACCAGGCACCCGCGCAACCTCTTCCCCTTGCAGCAACGGCTCTTCTCCGCCCGCAGAGAAAAAGCACTTGGGATCGACGTGGACATGACACCAGAAAACTCCCAGCCGGGCGTACGTGTTTATTACGACAATTACCCGGACACCACGGGCACGATCATCGAGATGCAGGGCACCGCGGCCGTAGTGCGCTGGGACAAAAACGGATGGGAGAAAACCATCCCCATAAGCAGCTTGCGATTGCACGTGGCGGAGCAAAGCAAAATGCTGTTCAGTCACACAGCCATGAAGTACGAAAACGCCGCGAAGGGCATGCGGGTCAAATTAATCAGGGACCCCAAACGCAAGGTGCTGGGGACGATCAAAAAAATCCTGCAAGACGGCGACGGCGCTCGATATGGCATCGTCGTGAAGTGGGACGCGGGGCACGAAAGCACGGTGGAGGCGTGGGAGCTTCATGAGCACACCACGCAGCGCAACCTGTTCGCCGCCGAGGTGCAACGCCTGTTCGCCGCCTCCAATGATTCCTCGGAGCCGCGTTAAATGTCGTCCATCGTCCAGCAGAAACTGAAGATCGTCAACACCGCCAGTTCCACGTGGAACATCACCTTCGACAACCCCGTGACTGCGGGGAATTTCGTCGCCCTCGGCGTATTCGTTTTTGATACGAATGGCTCCACCGAGGGCGTGGGGATCGAAGGCGGCTTGGACAACCTCAGCGTCGCGGCCGACAACTGGGGCGGCACAGGACCTCTGGCTAATGAGAATTCTTTTTACGTCTATTGGAGACACGTGGCGGGCGGTGCGACCACTTACAGCGCAGTCATACAAAAGACCAGTCCTCCGGGAGTCCTGACCCCTAGCAAGTACGCCATCGGTGCGGTGGAAATAGTCGGTCAAGTGAGTGGGGACCCCACTAACGGGGATTCTAATGGAAAGACCCTGCGCACGGGGACAACTCAATCCACTCCAGCGGCACTTTCGCCCTCGGGCAACAATATTATCTTGGGTTTCGTATGCTCGGAAAATTCCACGGGCAGCATACCGTTTTCTGCCGCCGCAGGAATGACTTTGCTGAATGAAGTTGACGACAGTGGGCAATACAATCAAATCGCTTTAGCTGGGCTCGTGACTCATGTCACTGGGTCAAACCTATCTTATAATTTCACGACCACTGGAAGTTCCATCACTTACGGAGAAGTCTACTTCAACATCTCGATGACGGGCTCGCCGAGCTTCGGCACCGTCATCCCTCCGACCGTCACGGCCTGCACGCCATCTCGTGGCACCATCTTGGGGGGCACGGCGGTCACGAATCTAGCGGGAACGCTTTTCGCCTCCGGGGCCGCAGTGAAGTTCGGCGGGGTGGCGGCAACCAGCGTGGTGGTCGTGAGCCCCACGCAAATTACTTGCGTCACGCCCGTGCATGCCGCTGGCGCGGTGGACGTTGTGGTCACCAATGCGGATTCCGGCGTAGGGACTTTGGTGCAGGGTTACGCTTACTGCACCCCGACTGCGGTGAGCGTCGTTGGGGTGCCCGATCCTTCGGTGTTCACCACCCCTGTGACCTTCACGGTCAGCGTGTCCGATATCGTGCAGTCTCCCCCGGTCGCCATGCCGACCCCCACGGGCACTGTCACGCTGTTCGACGGCGGCACGCAACTCATCAGCGGCCTGCCGCTCGCTGCGGGCGTGGCGCAATTCATCATCAGCGATCTCAACACCGGGATGCACACCATCACCGCGACCTTCAATCCCTTGGGCAATTTCCTGGCCAGCACCGGGAGCGCCGTGCAAGCCGTCACCCCGTTGAGCGGATTGTGGACCAACGGTCCGTTCCCCAATCGCCTCGCCTTGTATTGCGCCCCGCAAACCGGGCCGTACATTTCCCCGGCCCTCGGGGCTTTCGATCCGCGGCGGGACATGCAGTTCTATGTGGACGGAGACTTGTTGAACATCGTGTCCTTCTCGTTCGACGCCGTCAACAACCGCTACCTGATGTTCTCCTACGGGGCGTTCAACCTACAGGGCGTGGTGCAGGGCACCTACCACGCCCCCAGCCCGGCTTTCCTGTCTTCCGCCACGGGCGCAACGGCGTTCGACAAAGCCCTCGCCGCCCACGGCTTGTCCAACGTCGTGCAGTTTCCCGGTGCCCCGACCCCGTCTTCTCCCCCCGTCCCCGTGAATGACTGGGGGCTATTGGTCGCGGGCATCTCCGGAACCCCGTCCGGCGCGGCCTTGCCGACGCCCGGATCATGGACCAGCATCGCCACGCCGCACCAGTACGCCGCGTACGCGTTCTTCGGCTCGGGCGCGGCGCAACCAATGATTTCCCTGACGCCCGCGTTCGCGGGCAACAGGTTCGATGGCGCGTCCACGGGCGGCGGCGGGGCCTTGACCCCCGGCGGCACGGCCACCACGACTACCGCGGGGGTTGCATCCGTCTCGTCCGAGTGGGCCTTGTACGTCAGTTCCATGCAGGGTTCCGCGTTCACCACCGAGCCCTTGTCCCCGCCATGGCAGAAGTTATCGAACAGCGGCACCGTGCTGGAAGAATGGGTCCAAGCGACCTCCGCGGGCGTGACGGTGAGCCAGAATTTTGCGACCACCGGGCAATGGGCTTCGGCTGTTTGCTATTTCAACGGCGCGGTGCCCACGTTCATCTATCAAAACGGTGCCAACAGCGGGGGCACTAGCTCCCTGAGTTTGCCATTCGTGTTCACGCCTGCGGCGGGCAATTCCGCGCTCGTGATCATCAAGGGCGTGTTATTGGGCACCGCGGTCACCGCCGTCGTCACGGACTCGCAAGGCCACACGGGGACCCTGCTCGCCACGGCCAACCAGCCCCTTTCAGGGTCGTTGGGCGCGGGGACGCAAATCCTTGTTTATTTGATCCAGAATCTGGCCAACGCCGCGGAGACCATCAACGTCACGACGAGCGGCGGCGCGGGCGGCGGATTCGTGCTGGACCTCTATGAACTCACCCCCACCACCCCGGCTCCGGGGAGCCAGTGGGCCGCGTTGCTGTCGCTCTTCACCACCAACGGCACTTCGCCCCCGACCGTCGTGCAGCAAAACCATGTCAGCGTCTCCGGTGTCAACTCCGCAACCGCGGTTTTCAGCCCCCCGGTGACCGCAGGCAATACGATGGTGGGATTCGTGAGCGGAGTCTTGCCCCTCGGCATCGGGCCGCAGAATCTCTTCGCCCAAGATTCGAATGGCCGTCTGTGGCAGAATCTGGGCACGGCGTACGAGCCCACGGTCGGGGCGAACGTCCCCCAGCAGGTGACGGTGTTCACCGCCGCCGCCAGCCAGAATGTCAGTGCCATCACCGCCACGGCTCTCGCGGCGAGTTCGACTGTTTTTGGCACGCCTGCCTTCAGGATCGGCAACGCGCATTTTGCGCCCGCCATTTCGGCGGCTTCGATGAACACCGCCCTCGCCGACCTCATCGTCGTCAGCGTCGGATGGGACCAAGGCACGGTCACGGGGGTCGCCGACACCGCGGGCAACACCTACGTCCCTTTGACATCGTACATATTGGGCTTCGACGGGGGGCTGGGGATCGGGCAGATGTTTTACTGCCTCTCCGCCACGCACGCCAGCGCGGCCAACGTCGTCACGGCGACATTCAGCTTCAGCATCAACAACGTCGCGTTCATCAATGTTTGGGATGTCCCCATCACGGGGGCTACGCCGACATTGGGTCTCGGCGTCCCGCCATTCGGCAGCAACGGCATCGCCCACACTTCTTCATTCAGCACAACCGGCTCGAACTCGTTCGTGGCGTTCGCCGGGTTCGACGCATCTGGCAGCGACGGGTACGCCGCTGCCGGGTTCACTTTCGACGGCAACGGCACGACCTTCGGCGCGGGGGCGCACACCACGTTCAGTTCCCCGCAAACAAACATCACCGTGGGGTTTTCCGCTGGCGCAGGCGCGGCCTGTTTGGCGGCGGTGTTCACGGGGCAGGCAGCCCTGACGGTCACGGCGAACAACACCTTCCAACCAGGCAACACGGTGGTTTTGGCGGGCACCGCCGAGGCGTACCTCAACGGGCAGACGGTGACGGTCTTGACGGCTTCTCCCGCGCAGTTCACGGCCAATTTCTCGCACTCGGCCTTCGCCAATCCCTCGGACACAGGCACGGCCAGTTTGGCCGCCACTTCCACCGCCGTGACGGTCAGTGGGCTGGGCAGCACATTCAGCACGGGGGTTTGGTGGATATTGGAGGTAAGTGGCTTGGTATCTGTATCATCCGCAGTGCTACCCAAGGCCCTCATCGGGCAATACTCGGGCTTCGGGGCCTAAACCCCGCAAACGCAGGAAAAATAAGCTATAGCCTTCTCTTTTGTAGGGAACAGTTCGCCCTTTGAGGAGACGCATGTCCATGAGTAAGAAAATCGCAAAGATCGACAACGAAACAATGAATTCGCTCTACGGCACGGAATTCGGCCGCCTCGCTGGCCGCAAGACCGCCGAGGCCGACTGGAAGGACGACAAGGGCGCGCCGAAAGACCCTCAGGCCTTTCGCGACCACGAAGAATATTTGTCAACCTTGACCTCCGTGCTCAAGGAAGACGGGTCACAAGATCATGACCCGAACGACACGAAGCTCGACTGAAGTCTAAACTTTTGAACTTTCGCAGTATTAAGTAGCGGAGGTTCTAATGTTTGTCTATTTGATCGTCAATCACGTTACGTCGAAGATTTATGTCGGAAAACATACAGGCAAAAATCTGCGGAAGTACCTTCAGCAAAAACTTTCGCAAGCATGGTATGAGCTAAAACGGGGAAAAGGCTCATCCATTCTTTTTAATTCCATGCGCAAGCATCCCAAGGATGCATGGTCCATTCATCCCCTAATCTCCGACTGCCAAACCAATGACGAACTTTGTCATTGGGAACAGACCCTCATCAAAGCCCTAGCTGCGCAAAACCCCGAGGTTGGCTACAACATTTGCCGGGGCGGCGAAGGATTCTCCGGACCACACTCCCCCGAGACCCGCCAAAAGATCGCTGACGCTTCCCACGAGATGTGGCTACGTCCTGAAATTCGAGAGAATTTCTCCGAGAAGATGCTTGGCAAACCATCGAAGCACACGTCCGAGGGCAAAGAAGCCATTCGACAAGCGCATCTCGGCAAAAAAGCCTCCTCCGAAACTATCCAAAGATTGAGCCTCTCCCACATGGGTATTCGTCGAAGCCCGGAATCCCGAGAGAAACAAAGGCAAAGCGTCACGGGCAGTGGGAATCACTTCTTTGGGAAAAAACACTCGATGGAAACACGCCGATCAATGAAGATCAGGGCGGTCCGCTGCGTGGACACGAACGAAGTGTTTTCGTCCTTCGCCCACGTGCTGGAAAAGTTCGGGGGCAATAAATCCAATCTTTCCAGAGCTATTAAGAGGGGCCATAAATTCTCCGGAAGCCGATTTGAGTATGCCCAATAACCTTTCACAATACGAGCCGGGTCAGATCGTCTGTGGCATCGACCTGTCTGTCTTTCGTGTCACGTCCAAGGTTGCCGGGCCTTTAGGCTCTGTCGTCAAGGTGGCAACACTGCACGGCGAGCCTGTTTCCCTCCCCCCGGATTTCACCCCCATAGGGCCGCGCATGGCGCGCTTCGCGTCCATGATGTTCCACATCCTCGCCTTCAACAAGGATTTCGACCTGTACGTCCGCGCCTACTGCGAGCGGGCGGGGTTGCCGATCCCCGTCGGCCCGGACGGCCAGCCCTTCCGCTGGGCCGAATGGTTCCAGACCACCATCTTTCCAAAACTTAGGGGCCCGAAATACAAAAGCACCGAGGACATCAGGGACGAAGCCATCCACGAGATGCTTTTCCACGAACTCGGGCAGAACAACGTGCTGGGCAAATTCAAAGAGGCGATGAAGAACTTCCACAAGGACATCCGCAAGCTCCCGTTGGAGAACCAACTCACCGTGTACCTCAGCAAGGTTTTCCGTGGCCGCGTGGAGAAGATGAACCGCAAGATCAGGGACCAAGAGCACCCGCAGGAAATGTCCATGTTCCAGCCGGGCCACGGCGAAGAGGCGGAAGAATTCAACATCCTCGACACCGACGAGCACGCCAAGGACATGGGGGAGGTCCAGACCATCGAGTCCGCGCACGACATCGGCAAATTCCGGAACGGGTTTTATGCCTGGCTGAAGAAGCACCAGAGCGAGAAGGCCGCCAAGTCGTTCATCGGCCTGTTCGACATCTACTGGCAGTGGGTCGGCGGGGCCAGCGAGACGGAGGACCCCGAGACGGGCCGCCCCGCCTACATGCCCATGCGCCGCAGCCTGGAGCCGCTCTGGGTGGAGCGCACGAAGCTCAGCCCCGCCGCGCTGTACAGCTATATCGGAAAGCTCGCCGCGCTGCTGGAGAAGTACATCCTGGAGAACCGCCACAACCTCGGCGAAGGGAACATCTTCGTGAAGCTGATCGACGGCATCCACCACCAGCGGGAGAAGCTGCGGGCCGACGCGGAGCAAGAAGCGGAACAGAGCAAAAAGAAACGCAAAGGCATGCATGCGGCTATCGCTGCCCTGAGTTTGGCGGGAGTAGAAAAGTCCGCTGCGGGGATGAAGTGGTTTGAGGTGGAGCACGGCAACGAGTTCACCTGCCCACATTGCAATGTCGGGCTGGCGGCGCACGATTGGAGCACGGAGTACGGCGACCCGTTGCCCGGCACGCACGATGTGACTTGCCCCAATTGCCATAAAAATTTCCTCGTAAGCGTGGAAGTCGTGACGCGCTACAAATCCCGCACTGCCAGCTTCAAGGTGGCAAAATTGATGCGCGGCGACCAGCTTACGCCGGAGATGGAGCAGCAAGTCAAGGATGCTTTCGTCATGCGTTGGACGCGGGAAAACACCAACCGCACCTTGATGTACAACTGCGACAAGTGCGACATCATGAATCCCTATGTTAACACCCAATCCTCTAACGGGCATTCGCACCCCACGGTGCCGCTCCAGTCCGACGAGCAGTGGATCAACGAGCATTCCTTCACCTTCACGAACGCCGGGCGCTTGATGGCCCGCGGCGGGGCGCAACCCGCGTATCTCGCCGGGGAGCCCAACCCCGTGTTGGCCGCCGACAAGACCGCCGAGTTCGGGGAGAACGTGCTGCCCCCCGAGCCGCCCGAGGGCTACGGGGAAGAGAAGGAACTGGAAGGCGTGCGCATGGACCGCGAGCACCGCTATTGCCCCCGCTGCCTGGAGTGCACGGACTGCAACCTGCGCCCCTGCACGGGCGGGCAGGGGCATTTGCCCGGCGTGCCGCTGGAAGAGAAATGGAGCGCGAACCAAGAGTACATCGCACGGACGCTGCCCCCGTCCGAAGAGGACGAGTGGGGGAGCCTGGATGCGGACGACCAGCAACTTTTGCGTCAAGAAGGACTTGACCCCCACAAAGAAAGCAGTGCCGACCCTACGAATGACGTGTTAGTTCAAGCCGTGGCGAATTTGCTGGAAGCCCACACGGAGAATATGGTCTCGGGGGAAGACTGGCAGCTATTGGCCGATGCCGCGGGCCGCGGCGGTTCCACGCTCGCTAACGTTGCGGAAAGCCTGCTGGACGCCAGAGAATCCCTTACAGAACAGGATTGGACGGCGGCGGAGCGAGCATACGAAGCCGCTTCTGGGCATCGCATCGAACGGCACGAGGGATTGCCGTATGAAACGCCAGACCACGGCGGCTTCGAAAAAGAAAGCACCGAGCCGTTGCAACAGCTTCGCCCCACCATCACGCCGGGCGACACCGGGCGCTTGCCGCACGCCCGCACGCAGGGCTCTCTCAAGGAAGGCGCAGCCGATGGGGGAAGCGTCGTAACCATTTCCGTCCGGGAGAACGGCGAAGAAATCAGCAGCGAGGAATACACGGGCGACTTTGCGGAACTCGTTCCCTATGTGGAAAGCGTTTCAGCGGAGCACCCGGAATTCACAGTGGTGATGATCATCGACGAAGAAGGGGTAATCACCGAAGACTCCTA